TGATCTTTATTTACAGGATGCTGACGGTGATAGGTTTTTATTCGGAGATCAGGGTGGGGCAGTAGAGCTTTATCATAATGCAAGTGCAAGACTTACGACAACTGCAAATGGTGCTTCTATAACAGGAACTTTGCTGGCAACAACAGACACTGATACGAGTAATACAGGTAGTGTGACGTTAGACTTTAGCACCAATCAGAATTTTGTCCTGACGTTCACGGGCAATGTAACTTTGGCAAATCCATCCACAGAACAGGTTGGGCAGGCTGGTGTGATAGTTTGTATTCAGGACGGGACTGGAAGCAGAACCCTCAGTCTTGGAAGTCAGTATAAAACCGCTGGAGATGCTGGGATAACACTTAGTACCGCTGCCAATGCAGTTGATATTATACCCTATTTTGTCTCGGCGGCTGATTCAATACTTATTGGTGCAGTTCAACTAGCCTTATCAGGAGCGTAATATCTGATGACTATGTTTGGTTCACAATGGTTTGCTAGTCCTAGTTCAACATATGAGATTGAGAAGAGCCTTTGCCTTAACTCTCCAGACAGTCCCTATCTGTCCAAAACTTTTGGTAGTGCTGGTAATCAAAAAACATGGACGTTTAGCTGTTGGCTAAAATTGAGTAGGATGTTGACGGGAGACGGCAATTATGGAGGCTTGTTTAGGCAGGGCAATCACTATATCGGTTTTCGTAAAACAGCAGCACTGGGTCGTGCTCATGTTAATGTATCCGGTGTGTGGTCTGGTTTTGGTGGAGCTGCTGACACACATTATCATCGTGACGCTACGGCTTGGTATCACTATGTACTTACTTGGGATACAACTGAAAGCACAGCTGCAGATCGAATCAAAATATATGTTAACAACACATTATTAACCCTTGTAACGGAAGGTGGCACTCTTCCATCAGAAGACTATGATGGAGTGTGGATGGCTGCTTCAGCCCATGAGTTGTTTCGTGCATCAACAAGTGATGCTTATATTTTTGATGGATATGCTGCGGAACTTGTTGTGTGTGATGGCACCGCTTATACGCCTAGTAGTTTTGCCGAGACAAATGACGAAGGTGTTTGGGTTCCCAAAAAGATAAGCGGTTTATCTTTTGGGACTAATGGCTTTCATTTAGATTTTAAAGACAGCAGTTCGTTAGGAAACGATGTTTCTGGAAATGATAATGATTGGACAGTAAATAATCTAGCCGCTGCAGATCAGTCCACAGATACTCCTACGAATAATCACTGTACTTGGAACTCTAACTTTCCAAATGACAGCAATATTGTTTTAACCGAAGGAAATAGGAACTTCTCCCATACTGGTGGTGACCAGCGTAGCACAATTGGCACTATGTTTCCGCGTACAGGGAAGTGGTATTTTGAAGTTAAAATTGTGTCTATAGGAGGTAGTAGTCCTGCTGGCTTGGTTGGTATTTCACAAGCTGACGTAATATCTCAATTCGATCCAGGAGATAACCGTCACGATAAGACAGGAATTTCACTTGGGTATCGTTTAGGTGATGGTCAAACATATTTTAACAGTTCTACTGCCAGTTTTGGTGATAGTCTAACAACAAACGATATTTTAGGTATTGCATGGGATGCCGATAATGGAAAATGTTACTTTGCAAAAAATAATACATGGCAAAATTCTGGTGATCCTACTTCTGGGGCTACTGGTACAGGTGCTTTTAGTACTACATTGAGTTCTGATGGCCGTGCAGGTGGATGGGGTCCAACAGCAAGCAATGAGGCAAGTGATGTTTACGCGGGCCGTTTCGCAGAAGCAGAATGGAGCTACAGCCCTCCTACAGGCTACAAGGCTTTCTGTACGGCTAGTCTGGAAGAACCTGCACCGAAAGACGGATCGACTAATTTTCAGGCAGCACTCTTTACTGGGACTGGATCATCAAGAAGTGTCACTAATGACGGCAATTCAAATATGCAGCCAGATATGATTCTACTTACATCAAGAAGTGACGCATATAATAACGGTTTTTTTGATGCAGCCAGAGGAGTACAAAAAGAGTTACAGGCAAATTCAACTGCTGCTGAAACTACCTTAACTGCTGGAATAAGTGCATTTGATTCTGATGGTTTTAGCTTTAATGGTACAAATTATAATACAAATACATATACTTTTGTAGCTTGGCAGTGGTCTGCTGGTAACTCGGGAGCATCAAATGAAGTTGGAGGCATAAACACAACGACTACTTATTCCGATGCTACTGCTGGCATTTCTATAAGTACTTATGAAGGGACAGGAAGCGCATCCACTATTGGGCATGGTTTAGGGGTTGCACCGACACTAATTATGGTAAAGAACCGCGATGCGACGGATGCTTGGAAAGTGTATCATGCGGGAGTAGCCACAGATCCGCAAACCGATTATTTGGTATTAAATACTAATGCAGCACCAGTAGATGATGCAACTGTTTGGAATGATACGGCACCCACAAGTACGGTGTTTTCAATAGGGACACATACGGACGTTAACACAAGTGGTGAAAGCTATGTGTCTTATGCATTTGTTGAAGTTGACGGTTTTAGCAAGATCGGCGTTTTTACTGGGAATGCAAGTACTGATGGGCCATTTATATATACAGGATTCAAACCAGCGTGGGTTATGTTAAAACGTACAGACAGTGCAGATAACTGGGTTATATGTGACAATAAAAGAAGCCCCTCCAATCCTGCTGCTTTACGACTATATCCTGACACCACTAATGCTGATATAAGCTCAACTACATTAGACTTCATCTCTGCTGGCTTCAAAATGAGAGCCAGTGATGGAGGAGTAAATGGTAGTGGTGGTACATATGCAGTTGTTGCATTCGCAGAAAGTCCCTTTGGTGGTGATGGTGTTGCACCAGCTACAGCAAGATAGGAGAAGATCATGTGGCGTGAAATAGAAACTGGGAATCTTGTAAATGCTGGTTCCTCATGGACAGATGCTAGTGGAATAACTCATCCGCGCAACTGGCACATCTGGTCAGCGGATGAGAAAAAAGCTGCAGGTCTGGAAGAGATTATCCCTGATCCTATTCCGAATAGCATAACATGGTGGTTCACTCAGGATGCGGCTGGCAAAGTAACGAAAACAGCCAAGAACCTAGACGATGTAAATGCGACAGATGTTGACACGGGAGAATTACTAAAGGATGAAAAGGGTAATCAGGTTGTTAATTTTGGAGTTAAATCTGTTTTAATTGACCAAGTGAAGAAGCAACAGGGTGACTTTTTAGCACAGACTGATTGGGCCGTCATTCGTAAAGCAGACAAAGGTACTGCAATTCCAAGTAACATCCAGACTTGGCGGGATGCGATCCGCACTAAAGCTACTGCGATGGAAGATGCCATTAAGGGTGCAGCGGACACAGCAGCAGTAGAAGCATTGTTTGTTACATGGGATAGCGAAGGAAACAAGACAGGCATTTTGTACGATTGGCCTGAACTAGCTGAGTAGGAGGAGTGTCATGCGATTACTCCCGTTGATCTTTATTCTAGTCATGCTGTCGCCTGTAAAGGCTACTGCTACACATTTATCGGGATCGTCGCTCCCAAACCATGAACAAAGCATTCAACAAGGTCACCCTTGTAAATTTGCTGGTCGCGCTTTGGAAAACATCACGAATTTTTTTAAGTATAAATGGGCCGCAAAATATAGGGATTTGCAAGAAGAAGCTGTTCAGGCTTGGATAAAGCATCATTCCCTAGAAAACATGAACATAACGTTTGTGCGTGTATTTGCATCCCACATGCAACAAAAACTAGCTGTAGTTTCTGCTACAGAAGCCCCTCTTTTTAACGGACAGAAGTTTCCTTCTCTGTATTGCATAGTTCCGATACAGAGCCAGCTTGTTAAAACATATACTAAGAGCGAGCTTGCCAACATACTGAGGCAACAGGAGAAGGACATCTAGTATGCCTTTAGTAAAGTACGTCTTTAATCCGGGGGTCAACAGAGAGTCTACGTCATACAGTAGCGAAAACAGTTGGTACGATTCAAATTTGATACGGTTCCGTAAGGGCCGACCAGAAAAAATGGGAGGTTGGTCGAACCTAACCGAAAATACGTTTGTAGGAACGCCGAGGTCACTCTTTACATGGGCCGCATTGGACGGTTCTAAATACATGGCAATGGGCACTGAAGCAAAGTATTACATTGAAGAAGGGGGTGCCTTTAATGACATTACGCCTATACGAAAGACAGCTACGGGAACGGCCACATTTTCAGCCACAAATGGGTCTGCGACCATAACAGTAACTGATTCCGGACATGGAGCCCTTGCCGGTGATTATGTCTCCTTTACGCTGGCGGCATCTCTTGGGGGTAACATCACAGCAGGCGTCCTTAATATCGAGTTTGAAATTCAAACAGTCCCCACCTCTAATACCTATACAATAACGGCTTCTGCTACAGCCAACGCTTCAGACAGCGGTAACGGAGGCGCTGCTACGGTGGCTAAGTACCAACTAAATAAAGGACTTACTGTACAGTCCTCCGGAACAGGGTTTGGCACAGCCAACTTTGGAGGCACCGTAGCAGGGGTTTCTGAAACAACACTTAACGGTGCTATAACAGATGCCGCCGCAACTTCTTTCGCACTAACCAGTGCTACAGACTTTGAGACAGCTTCTACAACTATTTCTGCCAATGTTGCCGTGGACGAAACAGGTAGTATTACCGTGGCGAGTGCTTCCGGCCTACCTTCTGTAGGAACTATAAAAATAGGTAGCGAAAATATACGCTACGCTTCCAAATCCGGAAATGTGCTAAACGATCTAAGCAGAGGCTCAGATGGAACTACCGCAGCAGCGCACACCAGCAGTGCTGGTGTTACGTTTGTAGGTTTAATACTAATAGATCAAGAGCTTATTCTATACACAGGTAAATCCACTAACACTATAGATGCAGGAGTGGTCAGAGGAGCCCGAGGAACCACTGCGGCAACACATGCCGATGGCGCTGCTGTACTAGAGGCAAATTCCTTTGTAACGTTTGGTGGTGCCTCTTCTATTACTACCACAGATGTTTTACGTTTATGGCAACAGGACAACTGGGGAGAGGACCTTATATTTAATGTGGTAGATGACACCCCTTACTATTGGGACAAAACGCTCGGCCTTTCTACAAGAGGAACGACCTTTGCCTCTCAATCAGGTGCTTCGGATGCGCCAACAAAGGTCCGACAACTTCTAGTATCCGGCACGGACAGGCATGTTATTGCATTGGGTTCAAATGCTCTAGGTTCCGTTGACCAAGACCTCCTTTTGGTCCGGTGGTCAGACCAAGAATCTCCTTTTGACTGGACTCCACAAACTACGAACACAGCAGGAAGCCAGCGCCTTTCTACAGGCTCTGAAATTATCTGTGGTATACGAACAAGGCAGGAGACCCTTATCTGGACAGATTCCTCCCTGTATGCCATGAGGTTTACAGGGCCTCCCTTTACTTTTGGATTTGCCTTGGTGTCCATGGGGGTTAAGGCTCTAAACATAAACTCGGTAGTCTCTGTAGGGGACCGTGTGTTCTGGATGGACAACGAGAATTTTTATGCATGGACAGGTAGTCTTCAGGTTTTGCCCTGCACCGTTCTCCGATATGTTTTTGACGACATTAATCTGGAGCAAGCTAGAAAATTCTTTGCCTGTTCCAATAGACTATTTGACGAGATTTTGTTTTTTTATGCATCGTCTTCTTCTGATGAGATTGATCGCTATGTCAAGTTTCAATACACAGATAACACCTGGGATATAGGGACACTCTCCAGAACAGCTTGGGTAGATTCCGATATTCACAGCAATCCGAGAGGCGCTGGAGCTTCTGGGGGGACGGAGTTAGTTTACGTACATGAGAATACGGACAATGACGACGGGTCTGCTATGGATTCCTTTATAGAAACGGCTGATTTTGACATTGAAGATGGCAATAATTTTATGTTCGTCTCGGGAATCATTCCTGACATTGTACTGTCTGGTACGGACCCTACGGTCAGTTATGTTATAAAAACAAGAAACTATCCGAATGATTCATTAGCCACAGCGGCTACAGCAACGGTGACCTCTTCTACTCAGAAGTCAGATATAAGGTGCCGTGGAAGAACAGTGACTATGAGAGTAGCCAGTAATGCTGTGAACACAGCTTGGACATTGGGGGATACACGACTAGCCATACGCCCTGATGGGAGAAGATAGTGGCTTCTTTACTCGACCATAACCTACCAAGTATTCCGAAAGAATACGACTCTGAGGTTTTTATAAGAATTCTACGGGACTTGGAGATGGCGCTTACAAAAATAGATTTTCCCGCTGTTGTTAGTGGGGTGGACGAAACCAATGCTTTAAGCTGGTTTATGGAGTGACATGGCTTCTGCGTACAAAAATGTAGCTACTTTGGTTGGAGCAACAGGAGACGTGACTATTTATACCTGTCCCAGCGCCACTGAGGCTGTTGTAAAAAACCTTAATTTGTACAATAATCATAGTGGAGCTGTGGTGGTTTATACCAAAATAAATGACAGCTCCTCTTCGACGCTGGTTATACTGGATCAAACCAGTATGGCTGCCGCTGCCGACACGTCCCTCTCCGGTCCTTTCGTATTAGAGACGGGTGATACGCTCCAGTTAAACTGCGATACTGCAAGCAAGATATACGCATTTGCAAGCGTACTAGAGGTCTCTTGATATGTTACAAACTCATATAGAATCTAAGAACGGTCTTCAGTCTTTTATAGAGGCTTCCCCTGAAGAGGAGTTGTCTCCTTTGGGAATTGCTTCTATTCAAGGTCAGATGAAAAAGATGGCAGATTTTGGGCGAAACGGTGACATTTACGTGGTCCATGCTGCCGAGGGCGAGACCGTTATTCCACTAGAAGTTTTAAACGCTAATCCAAAGGTAAGGGATCTTCTCTTCACTCAGATGACAGAGATGGGACTTGATCCGGAAAGATATGTCGTTGGAAATGAGTTAAACAGCCTCAATCCTGTCACAGGGGCACCTGAGTTCTTCTTTAGCCGAATTTTCAAGAGCGTAAAGAAGCGTGTCAAAAAGTTACGGGGCACCGGAGTATTTACAACCCTCTTGCCACTCCTAGGGCAGGAGATAGGAGTTCCCGGAGGCCCTCAGTTCCTGAGACCGGGCACAGCTGGTTCCAACTTGATTTGGGGCATGTTGGGAGAGTATCTGGAGCAGGGAAAAGATTTTGATCCGAAAAAAACCGCCAAGCGTCTGGCTCTGAATTTGGCTAAGGGTGTGGCTCTCAAGGGTGGTCTGAACATACTCGCGGGGCGGGACACTCTTGAGGGAATAGACTCCAGCTATTTCACAGGAGAGGGGTATGAAAGTACCGCTGAGAGATTCGGCTTTGGTGACAAGGCAGAAAACATTGGTGCGCTAGAGGCACAAGCAGCGCTCAGGGAAGATCTCCCTAGCGTAGAAAGACCGGTCCCAGTAATCGAAACAAGACCTCAGTATCTTGGTAACGCTTACACACAACAACCACCCAGCAGCAGAGGCGAGGATATCCTCGTAGGTAGTGAGGGTGGAGACCAACTACGCCGCACAGGACTCGAACAGCCTTATACAACACAGACGCATAGACCGGGGGATAGACCCGGGTCTAGACTCCCGACCACAGATCCGGATGCTGCTGCTCTTTATCAGCAGAATTTAGCTAAACTAAGACTAAACGCTGCAGCAAGAGCATCGGGTACAGACAGCCGTGTAGACGCTCGTACGTCTGTAGACACTCCAGAAGTTACAGCGTCCCAAGATCCTTTGCTTAAACGTTATGTAGACAAAATGGCTGTTCATAACATAGACCCCAGCTCTAATTTGGGGCGTGATGTGTATAAACAGATGCTAGAAGAGGAAGCAGCAGCAAACAAGACAGGGTTGTTTGGCTTTAAGGGTCCGCTGGGACTTCCGAGCCTAGCAAGAACCATTGACGAGGATTGGGCTTCAGAGAACAAGGGTCTTACCAATTTAATAGACCTAGGACTGTACGGAACCGCTGGTTACTTGGGCGCGAAAGAAGCAGGTTTGTTTGACGTTGACGACGACGATAGAGATCAGCCCACTGAGAAGGACCTTGCCGGTTTTGTCGATAGAGAAACAGGGGCCGACCTTCTTGCAGCAAATCCTGAAAAATACAGGCTTCCAGAAGAGGCTCTGGACCCGACCCTGTTTGCCAGTGCAGCTAAGGGCGGCATGGTACAGAAAATGGCAACCGGCGGTTTCCCGAGAAGACAGCTTCTTGTTGAGGGGCCCGGAACCGGGACTTCTGATGAAATACCCGCCATGCTCTCTGATGGAGAGTTTGTTATGACCAATAGGGCAGTAGAAGGGGCAGACCCTTCCGGTAACGGGGACAGATATGCCGGGGCCAAGAACCTTTACGGCATGATGCGTAATTTTGAGATGAGGGCCTGACCATGCCTGAAAGAACCATTCAAGAACAAGTAGTCCGCGAAGCTCCTGAAATAGAGGCCATAAAGTTAGGCCTTCTGGAAGATGCCAGGACGCTGGCCGGAATACCCATTGATGTTCCGGAGCAACTAGTTGCAGGGTTCACACCAGAGCAGCTTGAGGCCTTCTCCGCAGCACAGCAGGGTGTAGGTGCTTTTCTTCCCCAGCAGATAGCCGGAGAAGAAGCTTTGGTCGGTGGTCTGGGCTCCTTGGCAGCAGCACAACTGTCCGCCTTGGGAAGCGCACAAAGATTCCAGCCTACAGCGGAAGAGCTACAACAATTTCAAGATCCGTTCCAGCAACAGGTCATTGATGAAACTCTTAAACGTCTCAACGAAGAAGGGTTGATTGCGGGAACTCAACTTGCGGCCAAAGCTGATTCAGCAGGGTCCTTCGGAGGCTCCAGATTTGGACTGGAATCAGGTCAGTTGCAGGAGGGCCTACAGGATGCAAGAGCCCGTGCGCTGGCCGCTCTTAATTCCCAGAATTTCTTACAGTCTCTTGGAGCAGCCAGCCAGTCTTTTGAGCAGCAACAGGGTAGACAACAGAATCAGGCCAACCTTCTCTCTGGCATAGGGCAGCTTGCCGCTGGAATAGGCGGGCAGCAGATAGGAGCAGGTCTTTCACGTCAACAGGCCGGAATAACGGATATAAATACGTTGCTGCAAACCGGGGCACAACAACAAGCACTTGAACAGGCTAGATTTGATGCAGATCAACAAAACAGGACCCGTCAGTTATATGAACCTATTGGCAGAGTGAGTTGGCTATCTGACATTTATAAAGGAGCGCCTTCTAGCCAGACTCTTCTTGCTTCCGCCGCCTCCCCATCTCCACGACAGCCCAGCTCCTTCCAGCAGTTTGCAAGCCTTGGAACAGGCCTTCTAGGTGCCGGTGTCGCGGCCAATAATCTGTCAGGTGGTGGCTTGTTTGGAACACCTGGATAATGGAACAGATGTATTTTGAACGAAGGAGGGCTTGTCATGCCCCATAACTTACTCAACCGACGGATGTACCGCATGGCAAATGGTGGACCTGTTCCTCCTATGCCAGCCATGGGCGGTCAAGGAATTCCCCCTGAACTTGCGGCAATGCTAGGAGGAGGCGGAGGACAACCCCCTCCGATGGGAGGAGAACCCCCCCTGTTAGAGGTAAGCCAGATTCCACCGGAGATTTTGCAAGCTGCGGAAGAAGCTTTACAGGAGACAGGTCAGGAGGCCTTGACAGAAGCAGTGACAGGGGCAGCAGAAGAAGAGTCCGTTCGTAGTAGGGATAACTTGGAGTCTGCCACAGACTTCCGCGAGATTATGAATGCTGTGTGGGACGAAGACCTCCCCGTAGAGGACTACAGGTCCATGCTCGCAGAGGTGGTTGGACAGGAAGACGCAGACAGAACACCGGATTCCGTTTTAACTCTTGTACAACCGACCTTACAACTGGCACAATTGGATCAAGGCATAGGTGCGCTGATACAGGAGGAAATGGCTGACACTGGTATAGTTCCTGGAGGTATCACAGACCTTGCCACTAAATCTGCCGTAGCTGATAGCATGGCAGCAGAAACAAACTCCCTCGTAGGTGCGGTAGGTGCTGTATCTGGCACACCTCCCATGGAAGACACTTCCGGAATTATGGCTGAGGCACCACTGCCCATGGCCCAAGACCCCTATGCATAAGAGGCATTAGTAATGGCTGACGTGCTAAAGAGACACCAAGGAATTTCCGAGCTTTTAGAGAAGATTTATCCGGAAGCTCCGAGCGGAATACCAGACCCAGAGAAACTGCAAGCAGAGCAGGATTTTCTACAGGATTACTTAGGAGCTACCGACTATGCCGCGCAGGACCGTGAAGCACGGAGGATGCGGAATCTTCAGATAGGCCTCTCTCTTATGGGAAGAGGTTTTGGTGGTGCAGGAGAAGCACCACGGCGAGGAGAAGCTCCTCTTGCAGCTTTTGGAAGGTCTGTCGTGTCTCCTCTTGCATCCGACCTTATGGGAATCACAGGGCAGGACTACCAGAACCGGGCAGCGAGGAGAGCAGCACAGGCACAGGAGGAGAGAGCCCTTAAACTATCCGCTTTGCAAAATGTTCAGCAAAGACAAGCAGCAGCTGCCGCCAGAAAAGAAAGCATAGCCACAACAGCCCTTGGGCTGATTCCACAAGAATCTACACTACTGGATAATCTTACCTATAACGGTAAGCGTATGCCTATAATACAAACCATAGATTCGATTACAGGAGTGCCTACCTTTAGTTCCCTAACTGGTGAGGAACTGGACGGTACGTTGATGGGGGTATACACGGCGGGGACCAAGCCAAGGGACGCTCTGTTTAGCGCCGTAACGCCGAGAGAGGGCAACGTATGGTACGCTTTAAGGGACAACGTATGGGTTCCAAATGTGGACGTGCAGCGAGGACGTGTGTTCACAGAAGCAAATCCTGTGGTTGGAGAGCCCTTCTTGCAGGACACTCAAACAGGTAACAGACTGTATACAAGCGGCGACAACAAGAACTTGAAGCAGGAGCCTCCCACAGGGGTTGGTGATTCAAAAACTACCTATGAAGATGCAACAGACTATTACCTTGTGGACGAAAAAGGAACTAGGCTAACCAAAAGTGATGTGGGACTTCCGGGAGGGAACGTAGCACTGACACTGAAAACAGTGGAACAAGTAGTCGGTGATACATCCAGCTACGTGGACCTAGTCCGGGATCAAAACAATGCTTGGGTGGATCTTAAAAAGGTGCTTGGTGACAATGAAGAATTAATTAACAAAGCCGCCAGCTATTCCAGTATAACTATTCCCAACTGGCAAGCCCAGTATGGTCCAAGCGCCTCGGGCACGGGAGATCCAAAAGGTATCCAAAAGGCAACCGCCGTTGCTAACGCCATAAAGGGACTGACGGAGTTTCAAGTACTCTCCTCCCGTGGCAGTTTTGGTGATGCCCAAGGAGTAACCATAAATCCAAAAGCTGCAAGCCAATACC